CTCGTATACATCCCCTTGGGTATCTTCAACTTGTTTTGTGAGTCAGAAACTGCCATTCAAATGTGCTAATAGTTCGTCTGGCCTAGATCATAGGTTTTTACATCACTTTGATTTACACTAAGGACAGTTTCTATTCTAACTGATTTCGGGTGTTGAGAGTGTCACATAAAAATCTAGGTTGGCAAGCGCAAACAGCAGCGTTTCTTCTCAGTCAAAATTTATTTGTTTTTGGCAGTTCGACCGTGTTCTATGCTGTGTTGTGGGATATTGCGCTAAAAACGTCGTCAGGGGCATGGATGACCTATGTCTCGCTGGCGACCGCGTTGCCAGCGATTTTAATCTCGCTCACGGCTGGCGTGTTGGCCGATCGCTATAATCGTAAAATGTTAATTGTGGGTAGCGTCAAGAATCTTGTGTAAATGAAATGCCTTCGTACATATAATATGTATCTAACTTAAATAAATGATGCTTCCAAGGTGTCCTGGAGTCCTTGGAACCCTCGGTGGATCCGCTTCAGAGACTTCTCGTTATAAACATTAAACTGAGAAACCAGGAAGCGATCCAGTGAATCTTCCGTTGGAAATTGTTCTTTGTGGTGGGTGGTGCGCTTGAGATGCTTATTAAAGTTCTCAATCAGGTTAGTGGAGTATAGTGATTGCCGGATAGCTGGTGGAAAGTCCATGAAAGTGAGTAAATTCGGCATTTTAAGCAGATCTTTGATTAATTTGGGATAGGTCTGATGCCAGTTGTTGGCGAACTCATTCAGTTTCAGTTCGGCTGCTTCACGGTTGGCGGCCCGATGAACTTGTTTAAAGTCACTGATCACGGCCTTGCGGTCTTTTACGCGAACTTTGTTCATCAGATTCCGCCCAACATGAACCAGGCAACGTTGTCGTTTGGCTTTAGGGAAATGCCGATTCAAGCCTTCATCCAAACCAACTAACCCATCGGCCACAAACAACAGCACATCTTTAACGTCCTGCTTGATCAAGGTTCCCAGCAGTTCAGTCCAGATTCCAGTCGATTCCGTTGGCGCCACTTGGTAGTTCAGCACTTCTTTCGTACCATCTGGACGAATGCCAATCGCAATATGAACGGCTTCTTTTTGAACGGTATCCCGCTTTAACGGCAAGTAAGTGGCATCTAAGAAGATGGCCGCATATTGTGAAGCCAGTCGACGTTGCTGGAAAGCTTGAACCTGTTCATTGACGGCTTTAGTCATGTTGGAAACCGTGGCTTTGGAGTAGTGAGCACCGTACATTTTCTCAATGAGTTCGGCAATTTCAGCAGTGGTMATTCCCTTGGTATACAACTGAATGACCGTTGTTTCTAAATTATCACTGTGCCGACCGTAGGCTGGCAAGGTATGATTTTCAAACCGGCCATTGCGATCTCGAGGAATGGTTAAGTTAAGTTGGCCGTACTTCGTATCAAACGAGCGCTCATAACTGCCGTTGCGGTTATTACCAGTGTTAATCCCAGCGTATGAGTAGCGTTCGTAACCCAAAAACTCTGCCAATTCGGTTTGAAGCAGCTGGTTAATCGCAATTTCGAGGTGGTGACGAAAAACTTCGTCCAAATCTTGCTTTTGGGCTAGTGCAGCGATAATTTCTGTGGTAAGTTCATTCATGGGGAATGCCTCCTGTGATGTTTKCTGTGGTTACTAAATATCATAAGGGAAGGCATTCCCTATTTCTATACAATTCAGAAATCTTTTATGCATTTACACAAGATATTTTACGCTCTCCTATTTTTTTGAGGTGATTGACGTGAAAAAATACATAAGGGAATTAGTGACGTTTGCATTAATTTGTATGATTGGCGGAGTAGTAGGTAAAGTAAGTCCATTAGGGAAATCTGTATGGGGCTTTGTGTTTGAGAATATGATTTGGTTTCCAGTGGAGGTTGTGATTACTGTGTTAATACTAGATAAAATAATTGCTGAACGGGATGAGGTTCGCGATCGGCAACGCTTTGCTAAGATAACGCGAGAAACTAACCCAAGACTGATTGCTACTTTAAAAATGAATTTGACAGCCTTGGTTGTTGATAATAGCGTGTATGATCCAACAAGAAATGACGATGAAATATTTCAAAACATTTTAACTAATCCCAGCAAATACCTGACAGATGCCTTCTTTAATACGATGCGGACATTCCATTTTGTTAATGCGGCTGATCAACATTACAACTTCCAAGGAATTTCATACCATTACTGCTCAGTAATGGAAAAGGCGCTGAGAGAGTATCAAGAGCGCTATATTGCTGTTATGAATGATGATGTTCTTGAAATAATTGTCAAGCTGCAAAATGTTTTACGTAGTGCTGGATTCCTTGACTTTCCTGCGTCAAGTATGTGGATAGTTAAATCTAATTGGAAAGTAGCAGATGGCACTATGGCTGATATGATTCATGAACTGTTTGAGCTGACTGAAACTTTAAGTAAGACATTCGAAAAAATATCTATTCAGAATTAAACCAATGTATTGAGCACTCCGCCAAACGGTGAGGTGCTATTTTTGTGCAACAAAAAAGCCCTCTGAGCGATTAACTGAGGGCCTAGCTACCGGTGTTTACTGAGGTGAAACAACGGTGCCTAAAAAGAGTATAACACATGTAGCAATAAATCAGAATTCAAAAGCCCTCAGAGGTCGAAGTGTCTAAGGGCCGGAGAAATGGAAAAAATGAAATCCACTAGTGAGCAGCAGCGATTGACTTGGAGGAGAAAAGCCGCTGCTCACGCGTACATAATAGCACATTCCTTGTATAAGGRTACTAAAATAGCTCTCGGTTGGGGTCCGAGAGCTAAGGAGTGGGGTAGTATCGAGGAGTGAAAATGAGTATATATTTGGAACAATTTAATTTTAACTCATCGAAATTTTTTAAGCAACGAAAAAAGCCCTCGGGGACGAATCCGAGGGCTTAAGAACTCGGGAAGTTCTTTTTGGAGAACATGAGCAGAATCGCTAAACTGCTCACAGACATTATATTTCAGGAGGCGAGTAGATGCAATGGACAGATGAACAGATCGGTGATATTAGGAAGCTCGCCTCTGAAGGATTTACAAGACGAGAGACGGCAGACAAGCTCGGAATTAGCTATGACGCGCTTCAGGGCAAAGCAAGACGGCTTGGAATCGAGTTCCAAAAGCCATTGAAGAACGAATACGATTCAGATGGCACACAATCCAGTGAGACGATCCTAAAAGTTGTCAGGGGTCACAAAATGACGCCTAGAGAGGTGCTGGAAGCTCACGGGTATGATTACACCAAGTGGGAGCTTGTACGTGCTACAAGCAACTTCTGGAAGCAAACACCTGAAGCAACGTTGTACCAGAGCAAGATACAAATTAGGCCGTTAGTTGAGGCTGAACAATACGAATCATTGATGAATGACATCATCACACACAAGGAGCCGTATCAAGCTAAGGCTCCTATTTTTGTGGAATCAGATCGCTATCTAGTCATTCCGGCATTTGATACACACTTCAATGGCCACACGTTTGATGTCTATGCTGAATCTCTCAAACGGCAGCTAGAGATCATTGAACGCGGCCGCTACGCCAAAATATTGCTCATTCTGGGCGGTGATCTGGCTCACGTGGATAATATCAACTCGACCACAGCAAAGGGCACACAGCTCGAAACAACCGACCTAGGCGAGACCGTGAACGAAATGGAACAATACTTCGAGACGTTGATTGAAGCAATTATCAAGAACGCCAATGAGTGCGAGGTCATGTATTGTGCCGGGAATCATGATCCGTCAGTTGGATATATGTTTGCGCGTCTATTGAAACGCGCCTACAGCAACCAAACAAACATTACTTGGGATATATCGCTGAAGCATTACAAAGGCACTATGCTTGGTCGCAACTTCATTGGTGCCACTCACGGAGACAAGGGCAAGAACAACTACCTTGCAAAATACCTAGACGAGTTTGGATTCATGTTAGGCACAGCGCAGAACCGCGAGCTGTTTACGGGGCATCTCCATTCAGAGATGAGCAAAGACCTAGGCGGATTCGTTCAGCGTCAAGTATCGACACGCAAGCCAACCGATCAGTGGACTGATGATATTGGCGTGGTTGCTCACAAAACGTTTGAGCTGGTCGAATACAGCGATCATGATACGAGGGCGATCTACTATGTCTAAAAAAGAGAATGAGACTTGGAAAGACATTGAGGGATATGAAGGCTTATACCAAGCTAGCGACTTTGGCAGAGTAAGGAGCCTCGACCGTAAAGACGCGCGAGGAAACCGCATAAAAGGAAAGGTGCTCGTTGGCGGTTCAGACGGCAAGGGGTATCGTCAGATTACTTTATGGCGAGACGGAGACGTTAAAAATAACCTCACTCATCGTCTCGTTGCTAAGGCGTTCTTAGATAACCCAAATAACTTACCAGAAGTCAACCACAAGGACGAGGGCAAGGAAAACAACGCGGTATCGAACCTTGAATGGTGCACATCTCGCTATAATATCATGTACGGCACTCGCACCAAACGCGCGGCAAAAGCAAAGGAACGGCCAATTTACGTAGTAAGCGGCTCAGGGCATCGCTATTTCTTCAGCAGTACAAAAAAAGCCGCGGAACTCCTCGGGTTAGACGGAGGCAACGTGTCTGAGTGCCTTCACGGCAAGCGTAAGCACCATCACGGCTTTTTATTCATGTGGGCGGTGTAACTATGTCAGGTATGAAAAGAGTCAGTTATGGGTATGTCAGCCGTACAGAACAAGCGATTATTGAAGAACTTTCAAGGGAAGAGAAACATATGCAAGCTGTGATTTACACGAAACCGAAATGTCAGAAATGTCGCCACACAGCGATGAAGCTAAAGCAGGTCATGCCAGTGCAAACCATCACAGCAGACACGGACGACTACGAACGGTTCCGCAAGCTAGGCTATCGATCAATGCCAGTCGTAAAAATCTACAAGGCAGACGGCACACATGACGAATGGTGCGACTTGCAGGTTGACAAGATCAAACAATACACGGAGGAATAGACATGCTATTCGATAATGCTAAAGGCCAAAGTAGGCAATTGTCTCACCGCCAGTTGCCTCCGCCAGCACCAGTGCTACCAAAAATGGAAGGATACGTGCCGACTCGTGCCACTGCAACTAAGAAATACAAAGACAATCTGATTGCTGATGTGAATGATGCCATTAATCAAGGAATTAATACTACATCCCCAATCTCAATTGGCGTTGCCAAGTACAATCCAGCAGTCGTTAATGAAGTAATCAGTTTGCTAACGAAATCAGGATGGGATGTTACTGGTATAAACATTGACGGTAACGGTTCCTATTCGACAATCATATTATCTTAGGAGGAATTAGACATGCTTAAAGTAGTGAAACGACTGAAAGAACACTTATTAGGTAAAAAAGGAACCGATAAGATAACCGTTACGATTGATGCAAACACCGATCCGCTTATGGCCAAACTTGACAAGATCAAGAACGCGGTCGAAAACATCAAGGCTGACGCAACACCGGAAGTTTCGCCAATCTTAACTGCGTATGGTCTATGTGATGCTAAGTTACCTGATATCGAAGGCGTTGAGCTGCCTGATCGTCCTGGATTCAGTGAGCCATTCATTGCAGAGCTAGACAAAGCACTGAACGACTATCAGCAAAAGCAGGAGCAGTCATCGCAGCGTGCAAGCACTCCGCATGTTCGTATCGAATTCGATGACATTAATGATGTGCCACATGTTTGGATTGATGGCAAATATATCAGTAGCTTTCCAGATCACGGGCTAATTCGTCTCAATCTCGAATGGAATGCTGACAAGGGACACATCAAGCCTAAGCATTACTACATCGAATACCTTAACGGTGAAGACACAAGCCCATATCAGTACACAGGTATTGGGCAAACGAATGAAACCGACGAATAGTTCCGCATATCAAGATTGGAGGAAGGTTGAGCATGTGCAATTTCCTATTACTGCTCACACTAATATTCGTACTGGCCAAGCTATTCGGCTTGATTGCATGGAGTTGGCTGCTAGTATTCATGCCGCTAATAGTGATGATTGCTGTGCTGGTGTTGTTTATCGGATTGGGGATCGTCATTGGATTACACGAGAAGTGATGGGCATGACTAACACATCATATACGGGAGATATTCACAGCCACGCTGGACGTGCACACTTCTATCGTTCAGCTGAATGGAAAGCACTGCGCGAACAAGTTCTTGAACGTGACCACTATGAATGTCAATGGTGCAAAGCGGAAGGACGCGTGACTACTGGCAATGACATGACACTGGAGATTGACCACATCAAGACGCTAGAGGAACGCCCAGACCTAGCGCTTGATCCGGATAACCTGCGCACACTCTGCCGCGACTGTCACAACAAGCGACACGGACGATTCAATTATAAACGTTTGGGGAGACCAAAAAATCCGTATGCCAACGATGAGAGATGGTAAAATAACATACCCCCGGGTCAAAAAATTCAATGTCATTTTGAAATTCGGGGACCGGTGGACGGGCTCGTCTTCCGCAAAAATGTTTCGTTTTTTCGCGCGAGGGGGGGTACCCTATACCAAAAATGGGAGGTGATAATCCATGGACAAGCTAGATAAGCTTAAAAACAGGCTCTTGTCTCAGATAGACAAGACTAATCCAATTGAAACCGAGAAGGTGGATCGATATGTTTCAATGGTTGACATGTTCTACAAGCTTCAAAAAGAAGCTATCAAGCAGCCAATTATTGAAATTGAGAATGGCAGTCAGCATTTCACTAAATCTAATCCTGCTTTGGCTGATATGAACAAGATCAATGCAAGCCTAATTTCACTTGGCAAGGACATGGGTTTGTCCGCTCCGCCTGGAATTGATGGAAAGGGCACGGGATATGATCCTGATGATCTGCTTTGATTCATAACAAGTATGTTGATGATTACATCAAGGGTTATGAAGAAGGACACTTGCTGTTTAATAAGGAACGTATTCAGCTTGTTGATTATCTAAAAAAGTCTGTGCTATCTGACGACACACTGCATTTTGACAACGAACAGATTGAGAACTGCATTAAGTTCAGCGAGAAGTGGTTTTTCAAACTTCAGCCGTTCCAAAAGTTCTTGATTGCGTTCGTTTTTTTGTATCACGAAGACGGGACCAATTATTATGAAGACTTTTTGTGGATGATGGGTCGTGGCTCTGGCAAGAACGGATTGATTTCGGCGTTAGGGACGTTTTTGATATCAGAATTTAACGGTATACCTTCATATAACGGTTCAATCGTTGCTAACAGCGAAGACCAGGCAAAAATATCGGTTGAAGAAATTCACGATGTAATGGAATCAAATCGACCAAAGCTTAGACCCGCATTCTACTGGACAAACGGTCTCATAAAAGCTAAAAAGACCAATTCTACTTTGAGATATCGAACTTCTAACGGCAACACGAAAGACGGTTTACGAGATGGTTTCGTTATCTTCGATGAAATTCATGAATATCAGGATGACAGCAATGTCAAAGTCCACCTATCAGGACTTGGCAAAAAACAAAATCCTCGTGTCTTTTATATTGGGACCGATGGCTATGTGCGCGATGGCTTCATTGATACTAAGAAAAAGCAAGCAGCCAATGTCTTGAGTGGAAAGGCTGCGCCAGATTTCATATTTCCTTGGATTTGCAAAATCGACGATGTGTCTGAAATTGATGATCCAGAAAAGTGGGAAAAAGCCGTTCCAATGATTGTAAAACCGTTGTCATCGTATGGTAAGACCCTTTATCGGCAAATCAAGAAAGACTACGACGCATTAGTAGAAGCACCAAGCGGACGTGAGGAGTTTTTAACAAAGAGAATGGACTATCCCAGCACGTCAATGAACAGTAGTGTTGCGCCTTGGGAAGAGATTGCAGCAACCAATCAACCGATTCCGCATGATTTGGACGGCAGAGAGGCAATAGGGGCGGTAGATTTTGCCAGTGTACGAGATTTCATTGCCGCTGCAGTAACGATTAGGTACCGAGATAAATTAGTAACCATTGAAAAGCAGTGGGCACGGAAGGGCTTCTGTGATCAATATTACGCATACAGTCGAAAGGACAGAATTGCGACACCAAATCAGCGTCTTAATATTCCACTTCACGACTGGGAAAGAATGGGCCTAATTGAAGTTGTTGACGAGCCACTCATGGATCCCAAACATGCGCTGGAATGGATGCAAGCAATGGCACATCGATTTGATATAAAAAAGGTGGTTATGGATAACTACCGTGCTCAGATTATGCGAAAAATGTTCGAAGATGCAAATTTTGAGGTTAATATCATTAACAACCCTACTTCTATTGATGGTTTATTGGCATCAATAATTGACGATGGTTTTCCAAGAGGACGTTTCATCTGGGGAGATAATCCTTTGCTCCGCTGGAATACACAGAACGTACTGGTAAAGGTAAACAAGGCAAATGGAAACAAGTCCTATGAGAAAAAAGAGGAAACTCGTCGTAAGACAGACGGCTTTAAGGCATTTGAGTATACACTGTACCGAGTAAATGAATTATCCGATGTGGACGTCAGCGAATCGCTGGCGTTTTTAAATGACCTTGACTTCTGAAAGGAGGTGAAAGCGTGAACTTCAACTTATTTGATCTGTTTACTCAACGTAAAGATGCCAGTTTTGCCTATGATCTTGATTTAATTGGCGGACAGCAGACGCAAGTTTACCTGAAACAGTATGCGTTAAATACGTGTACTTCTTTTTTAGCCAGAACGGTTTCTCAGTCTGAATTCAAAACTAAAAATGATGCGCTTTATTACAAGCTAAATGTCCGACCAAACTATAATCAAACAGCAACGAGCTTTTGGCAGGAACTGATCTTTAAACTCATCACAGATAATGAAGTGCTGGTTGTTCAGGACGATACAGATGACCTACTGATTGCTGACAGCTACGTTCATAATGTCAAGGCGGTATATCCTGATACATTTTCTGGAGTGGTGGTCAATGACTATCAGTTTCAGCGTGTGTTTGGAATGGATGACGTTTGGTTTATCAAATACAACAACGACAACCTAACCACATACACAAATCAGTTGTTGTCCGACTATGCTAATTTATTCAGCCGCATGATTAGTTTTGCCATGCGTAACAAGCAGCTAAGAGCAACGGTGGATTTCTCAGGCGTTACAAGTTTTGACAGCCAAACGCCTAAAGATGATGCGAATGGCAATAAGAAAGAGAATCCAGCTCAGAAATTCATTGATAAGCTCTTTAGTGCATTCAGAGACAACGACATTGCAATTGTGCCTTTACAAAAGGGTATTAAGTACGACGAAGTTTCGAGCCAGTATAGTGGCGCAGATCAGGCATTTTCTGACATTACTGCTGCACGTAAAGAGGCAGTTGACAGCGTTGCAGAGATTCTAGGAATTCCACCAGCATTGATCCACGGTGCACAGGCGGAAGTTGATCAGAATCAACAAGAATTATTGAATTTTTGCATTGCTCCGCTTAATCAAAAAATTGAGGATGAGTTAAATGCCAAGGCTGTAAGCCAGTCTTCATATGATCAAGATAAGGTCACCGTTTGGGGACTGAATAAGCCTAATGCTCTTAATCTTAGCGATGCAATAGACAAGCTAGTGTCAAGTGGCGTATATAATCGTGACACTGTGCGAAGTTGGTTTGGCGATGATCCAATTCCAGACGGAAGCGGCCAGAAATATTACATCACAAAGAACTATGAGGAAGCAACGAAGGGAGGTGATAATGATGACGACAGTAATCCCAATTAACACTCAGCTTGTTGATGATGAGACTGCGAGTGTCATGAAGTCATGGGGACTGGATTTAGTAGCTCCAAACGTGATCCGCGAAATGCTTCCGACTGATAATTCAGACGTTGTAGTCGAAATTGATAGTCCAGGTGGATTGGTTACCGCCGGGAGCTCAATTGCGACGCTTTTGAAAGACTATCCCGGAACTGTAACGGCTAAGATTATCGGTCAGGCAGCATCTGCAGCTACAGTAGTAGCACTGTCAGCTGACAAGATTATGATGGCACCGACGGCTACATTCATGATTCACCGTGTGTCAGTCTCTGGCATTTCTGGAAACTCCGGTGATCTTGACAAGTACAGTGATGTTCTTTCAATGCAAGATAAACAATTTGCTAACTTGTATGCATCAAAAACTGGTAAAACAGCTGATGAGATGCTCAAGCTGATGACAGACGAGACGTATATGTCAGCACAACAGGCCAAAGATATTGGATTTGTTGATGAAATTATGTTTGAGGAACAGCCTACCTTGGTAGCGGGGCCAAAAACGATGCTGACAAAAGAGATTGTTGATGCCCTTAAGGAGTATCGAGAAATCAAAGACAAGCAAAGTAATCCAGTTCTAAATGTCGATACTGATGAACTAGCAGAAAAGCTTGCAAACAAATTAAACCCTCATAAGGAACCTAAGCAAAGCAAGTTTGCAGGGTTTCTTTTTTAATACGAAAGGAGTCATAAAAATATGACTATGAGCTTTAAGAATTTAGATACCTTTGCGGAAAAACAAAAGGCATTCGCAGACACTGTCAAAAGTGGGGGTGATGCTGAAGCCCAAGGCAAGGCATTTGGTGAAATGATGGACGCGCTGTCCACTGATCTCAATAGCTTCCAAGAAAAAATTAAGAATAAGACCCAAGAGGAAATCGACAGCATTATCGCAGCCAACACCGGTGATGTGAAGATGACACAAGATGAAGTTAAATTCTTCAACGCTATCTCGACTGATACTGGTTTCAAGAATGATCAGCTTATTCCACAAACCACTGTGGATAAGATTTTCGAAGATCTGACTTCTAATCACCCTCTGCTGCAAGCGATTGGTTTGCAAAACAACGGTGTGCGCCTGAAAATCTGGAAATCTGATGCTACAGGTGCTGCTGTATGGGGCAAGATTTTAGGCGACATTCAAGGTCAGCTTGATGCTACGTTCACGTCTGTTGATGCAGAGATGAGCAAACTGACAGCATTTGTTGTGCTGCCTAATGATCTTGATTCATTCGGTCCGGCATGGGTACGCACATATGTTACTACCCAAATCACCGAAGCGTTTGCGGCCGCATCTGAATCTGCTTTTGTCGATGGCGATGGTAACAGCAAGCCAATTGGGCTTGATCGTGATCCATCAAAAGGTGCCACTGCTGCTGGCGTGACAACCTATCCTGTTAAGGCTGATGCCGGTACCGTGACCCTCAAGGACGCTGACACAGCTAAGTTTGAACTAATGACCATCATTAAGGCTCTGTCCAAGAAAGCAAACGGTAAGCCTGTAGTTGCACGTGGTAACACCATTTTGGTTGTACAACCGGGTGCTTCGCTTGATTTTGAGCGTGCAATGACCATGCAAAACGTTAATGGTCAGTGGGTATATGCGCTGCCATATGGCATTCAGATCATCGAATCTCAGTATGTTCCAGATGGAAAGGCTATTGCTTTTGTTAAAGGCCGTTATGACGCATACATGGCTGGTGGCTTGAACATCTCTGACTTTAACCAAACGTTGGCCATTCAGGACGCAATCCTGTTCACTGCTAAGCAATTCTTCTATGGTGCGCCAGCAGATAGTAATGCTGCGCTTGTCTATGCACTGAATATCGCTGCGCCAAGTGCTTCCACAACTGGTGTGACGGGAAACTAGTATCCCCCGGCGTAACGGGGGTAGACAGCAACTCAACCGTTGCACAGCTGAAGTCATATCTTGATTCAAGGGGAATCAGTTACCCAAGCAATGCATTAAAGACCGATTTACAGAAACTTGCGGGGGTGACATCAGATGAATGATGATCAGATTGAATCACTTTTGACGGACTTTAAATCTCGAATGAGCATTTACCACTCGTCAGAAGACGCTGAGCTTAAAAACATGCTGCAGGCCTCGTACGATGCAGTTATTCGCATGACTGGAGTGTCTGATATCACCAATAACCAATTCAAAGAGCTTGTCATTGAACGCACCAGGTATGTCTACAATGATCAGGCTGAATTTTTCGAAGACAACTTTCTGTCTACGATTATCGGCTTGAACCTACAAGCATATGGCGAGGAGGACGATGACAATGATTAGTCGTCCAAGCTTTCAGTATCAGGCTCCAAAAGTTGATAGTGGAAAATTAAGAATCCCGATTCACTTCTATGCTCAAGATGTTGGTGATTCACCTGAACCAACAGACATTGAGCCTAAAGAAGTGTTTTTTTGTCTTTGCGATGCCTATTCGCCAAGCAATAAGGACAAGGTAGTTCTTGATAGCCATGAGGTTGACCTGGGCGTCACTGTGATTATTCGCGATACCAAGGGTGAATTCATTCCGAACAACAAAATGACAGCGTTTATTGACGACTCTCGCTATCAGGAAGTTAAGGAATGGCAGATTGAAGAAGTTCGCCATGATTTTGAAGCCAACAGGTTCATTACGCTGGTATTGGGGGCGAAACAATGACAGCAACTTTGGATGTTAAAGGTTTAGAAGAATTAGAAAACAAACTCAGCCAAAAATTTAGTGATCGCAAGGTTGCTATGTATGTCAACAACGCCTTAACCATCGCTGGCCGATATGCAGTTGTTGAGCTTAAGCAAGCTGCAGCAAGCTATCGAGACACTGGCGCAACAGTAAATGAAATTACTGCGGGCAAACCACGGCTTCGTGGTGGGGTTCGCAATATCAAGATTGGGTGGTCTGGTGATGGTTCAAAACAACGGTGGCGCTTAGTTCATCTTAACGAATTTGGGTACACCCGAAATGGACGCACGTATGCTCCGAGGGGCTTAGGAAAAATTCGGTCATCCTATGATGAAATGCAGCCAAAGCTTAAAGAGCTAGAGGCGGCTGAATTGAGGAAACTGCTATGAAAGACATGCTGAACACAATTTACACGGAGATTCGTGGTGATCCGATCGTGTCTCCGTATCCGATTAAGTATTACGACTATCCAGAGGCGGCTGATGGTGAGACATTCACCGTAATCAAACCGTTATCTCCTCCAACAGCTGCTTTTGGTGCCAGTGATAAAGAATTAGCACAACAGCTAACTTACCAGATTGATGTGCAATCCGGTGATCGCATGCTGTGTAAGCAGATACAACAAGCAATTAAAAAACACATGTACTCGTTAGGCTTCTCGCAATTATCCGAGGGGCTTGACGAGTTTTTTAGTGACACGAAACGGTATGTCGATGCACGGCGATATCGAACTGTCACACAGCTTTATGACGCTAATTATTAGAAAGGAGTCATCACATGACTTTAGTACATTTTCCACGCATGACAATTCAACCGTTTGACGCTACCGGGGCCCCAAATGGAGAACCAATCGTTGTTCAAGGGGATACCAACAAAGGTGGTACTATCACTGCCGAAATTTCTGGATTGTCTAGTAATCCACTGAAGACAGCTGCATCAGATATTGAATATTGGATTTCACAAGAAGGCGTTGGTGAGGTTTCGGTAGACTTCACCCTGATTGACTTGCCATTTGACGCAGAAGCGAAAATTCTCGGTCAAAAGACTACCGAAGCAGGCATTACCTATGTGGGTAATGACACTAACCCACCATACTGCGGCGTTCTTTTGGAAGCAGAAAGTTTGGCTGGGGACAGCGCATACTTAGGCTTCTTCCGCGGCAAGTTTGCCAAGGACAAAGAAACCTTGAATACACAAGATCCAGCTGACAAGAAGGCACCAGAAGGCGATAGCTATACGTTTACTGCGGCCGGTTCACCTGATGATGGTGATCAAAAAGGCGAGTACGTTGCTAAATATGTTGGGTCTGATGCAACAGCTATTAGCACGGTGAAAGCGCAGGTTTTAAAGGCAACCCCAAAACCGTAACGGTGTCTGGGGTATCTCTGACACCGGCAACAGCTAGTGTAAAGGTTGGAGCAACCACCGCATTGACGGCTACAGTTAGCCCAACGGATGCAACTGACAAGTCTGTTAGTTATGCATCCAGCAGCACAGCAGTCGCTATTGTCAACGCTAGTGGCCTTGTAACTGGTATTTCGGCTGGCTCTGCTACCGTCACTGTGACGACACACGACGGAAGCAAAACAGCAAGCACTGCGGTAACCGTAACTGCTGCTTAAAAATAAAATTGTCGCCTCAGAAATAAACAATGCTGATTGAATTCAGGGCGGCATCTAAAATAAGGAGATTTATCATGCTAAAACTTGATTTACGTAATAAAGATGGCAAGGTTGAGCACTTTCAAGAAACATTCGTGCCCGCCTTAAAACTGATCGAAGGCTTAAAACTAACTCCCGAGAACTTTCCTGATCTAGATGAATCAGATTGGATGGAAAAAAACGCAGAATTTATGGCTTCTTGTTTTGAAGACAAAAGCGTAACTAAGCAACGAATTTTGGACGGCGTTGCCGCTTGGGACTTCAACAAAGTATTTAACACCTTCAATCAGCAGCTTTTCGGGATTGACCCAAAAAAAGTGGCAGCGAGCGAATCAGCAGAAAAGAAGCATTAAATCAAATCTACAAAATGATTCGTTCGGTCGTTACAAACGTTCCGGGGTTCACGATCAATGACATTATGAAAACTGATTGGGAGACGCTACAAGAGGTGCTGCTGCAAAGTGAACCAGAAAAAGAAAAGGCAGTCTCACTTGCCGACTTTATCAAATCAATGTAGGAAGGAGGAAACAAATTGGCAGAACCATTAGGTCAAATGATGATCGAGCTTGGGCTTGATGATACCAAGTTCGGTAACGGTCTGAAGAACGCCAAGTCACAGTTGAAATATTTCGGGTCTGAGATGAAAGCTCAGGCCTCTTTTTATGACGCTTTTGGAAGTAAAGTAGACGGCTTAAGTGCTAAAGAACAAGGCTTGACCAAGATGATTGCTGCACAGTCAAAGGTTGTAGCTGAATCTAAGAAGGCATATGACGGATCACTGACTTCAAAAGGCGAAATGACAAAAAGCTCCGCTAGACTAGCGGCTAATTTTGAAGCCGAACAAGCAAAACTTGCATCACTGGCTAAACAGTACATCAGTACCGCGCAAGCAGAAGCGGAAATGAGTGTTAAAACAACCGGCGTCACCGGTGCAATTAACAAGCTTGGTACGGCCCAGATAGCTATTGGCAATCGCATGAAGTCGCTGGGAGATAGCATGACTACCGGCATAACCGTTCCTATAGCTACAGCTTTTGCAGCAGCCACAGCCAAGGCTATTGGATTCCAAAATAAACTTTTGGTAATCAAAAACCTTTTAACTACTGGTGGTGAGTCGGCAAAAGAGGCTATTTCTGGCGTCAATAAAATGCAGTCGGACGCCATTCAATATTCCAACCATTATGGTGTATCAGTAAGCAAGATTGCTGATGGCTATGAAGAGCTTGTGCGGCGTGGTTATACATCGAAGCAAGCTATCGCTGCCATGAAAACAGAACTCCAAGGTGCTTTGGCATCAGGCGATGATTTCAATGATGTTGTTTCCGTGGCATCATCTACATTGGAATCATTTGGCATGAAATCAAGCAATACTGCAAAGATGACTAGAAACACCAAGACCGCCGTTAATGAGCTTGCTTATGCGGCCGATCTGACAGCAACGGACTTCCAGTCTCTTGGTGTTGGTATGTCATATGTTGGCGCTACTGCTCACCAAGCTCATTTCACCTTGTCGGAAACCGCATCTGCTTTGGGTGTTTTGTCCAACAACGGTGTAGAAGCAGATAAGGCTGGTACTGGGCTGCGTAAAGTCATTGTCAGTTTGAACACTGCAGTCAAAAATATTGGAACAAAAAATGACGTTCTTGCCAGTCTTGGTATCAAGAAAGAAGAAATCGTTGGGTCCAATGGTCAGCTCAAGAGCTTGAGCACTGTCATGGACGTACTCAATCAGCACACCAAGGACATGAGCGCGACTAAAAAAGCAGCTGTATTTAACAGTCTTTTTGGTACCACTGGTCAGCAAGCCGGTATTATTCTCGCACAAAACAGCAAACAGTTAGCTGAATTGAATAGCCAGGTTGATAAGGCTGAGAAAAAGAACTATGTGGGCAGCTTATCGGAAAAGAACCTTAAGTCTGCTCAAAATCAGTTAAAAGTTCTGCAACAAAATGTTGAAAACTTGGGGATGACGCTTGCACAAAAAGTTCTACCTAGTGTGCAGCCCATTATCAAGGATTTGACTGATGCTGTTAATTGGTTTGGTAAACTAAATCCACAAGTCCAGCAAAACATTGTTAAGTGGGGGTTGTTGGCCGCAGCCATGGGCCCAGTGCTTAGCATTGGTGGAAGATTAACTACAGGGCTTGGGAAATTAGGTACCTCATCAGTTAGTCTTATTGCAAAAATAGCCGGATTGGGTGCGAAGTCGCAAGCAGCCAAGACGGTTATGGGTCAGTTAACAGATGCAACGGGTAATGTTGTAGGAACCTTGACGAAAGCTGGCGGTGCCGCAACCAATACAGGTGGCTTAATTGGAAATTTAGCCGGAAGAATGACTGTTGCCGCTGGTGAAACAGGCGTTTTAGGGAGCGCATTGACTCCGTTAGGGCTTGGAATGATAGCTGTAGCCGGTGCGGCAGCAATTGGTGTCGTTGCTTGGGAAGGCTTCGGCAAACAGATGGTTGAGTCGTCGAACCGCGCTTCACGATGGGGCTCTGATATTGGCAAAACGGCCGATACTGCGGCAAATGAAATGTCGCAATACCAAAGCAAAGTTGACGTTGCCATGTCTGGTGCATCCGGTTCTGTATCTAGCAATGCAAAGACTATTAATTCAGCATTTAGCGGTATGATTACATCTGCTCAAAAGGCAAGTAAGGCTCAGAAAAAGGCTGCTGATGATGTTGCCAAGGCTATTGGTGGTGAAGCTGCTGCTGCTCTTGAAGAAGAGGCCGGCAAAGAAGAAACCGCTCGTAACAAAGAGATTGCGAAGATGAAGTCATATGCTAAAGAAGCACATGACATTTTGAAAAATTCAGCTGACAACAACGTTGCTCTTAATGCAGAACAACGCGTTAAGATTGGCAATATTCAAGATGAAATGGCCGAAGCTCAGATTAAGACACTTGGATTAACGGCAAAACAGCAACGTCAAGTGCTTGCTGCTGAGCTAGTCGAAACCAGCAAGATGTCCGTAAAGCAATTGTCATCAATGGCAAAGTCCATTGGTGATGCTTCGTACCAAGAGATGTCGAGCTATGAGCAAAGGCTTAAAGCAATCAATGGTAACGCACAGCTCTCTACAACTGAACGGAATGTGGCTATTGAAGCCCTTGAACGGGAACACATTGCAACGATGGATAAGCTCGGCGGAGACTATATCAGAGTTGCTAAAGCACAAGGCAAGTCACATTCTGAAATTATTTCGGAGCTGACACAGGAGTATGGGTTTACTGCTACGCAAGCAGCTGAAGCTTGGGATACGTATAACAGCAGAACTAAGGCCGCCGCAGATGAAACAAAAAAAGCCGTCAGCGTCTCATTAGATGGCTTATCTGGCTCTGTCAAAAAGGCTGCCGAAAGTTGGAACAACCTTAAGCTGACTGACAAGAATGGCAAAGTCAAGACCAATGCCGTTGAAGAGGTTCAAAAGGCCGTTAAAAGTGGCAAGACTTGGAATGCTATTCAGCTTTTGCTACAAGAAGGCAAAATGACAACAAACGCTCAAGACATGGTTGCAAAAGCCCTAGCTGCTAACAAGCAGTGGGACGATTTGAAGTGGATTGAGAATGATCTGCACTTGTCTTCAAATGCTAAAGAGCAAGTTGCAAGCGCCATGATTGCTAACAATCAGTGGAATGTCTCTGACTGGAAGGAAGCTCAGATATGGGCAACTAACAAAACCAATAGTGCAACAATTGAAGCTCTTGCAAACGTAGGCAAATGGGATAGCTTGACCCCAGCACAGCAGCAATTGATTGCGCAAGCTAAGACAGGTGCTGCGCTGAAACAAACATTGCAAGACTTGGGCTTATGGAATGACATGTCTGCGAAAGTTAGACAAGCAATTTTGAAAGCCATTGACGAATCTACGCAACCCGCTGCACAAGCTAAGCGAGCTGTTGATTCATTTGTTGAACAAACCAAAACATCTGTTTTGAAAACTATTTATGTTGAAGAACATATCACGCAGGGACGAGCTGGTGGCGGTTCAGCAAATGTAGCAACACGAGCTAAAGGTGATTCTAATTTTGCTGGCGGCCTCGCAATGGTTAACGATCAAAAAGGTCCAACGTTCCGTGAAGCTATTATCCACCCTAATGGTGGGATTGAGATTCCATTTGGTCGTAATGTGATTAAACCAATTGAGAAACATGCTCAAATTGTCCCTGCAGGGATGACGGCTAGAATGTTTCCAAAGTTGCCTCAATACGCCAATGGTAAAGACATTCCAGCAAACGCAACAGCACTTAGCCTAGCAAATCAAGTGACTCAATCATTGGTTGGCCAACAGCCAGTTAGTGTCAGCAATTCTTTAGATACAAAAAATCTTGAAAAGTTGCTTATGTCGATTCAGTCTATGATGTCGGCGCTGATGCAACGCGATACAACGATTGATATGGATGGACGTAAAGTTGCCGAAGTTCAATATCCGTACTTGTCTAAGATTCAAAGCATTCAAGCTCGTCGTTATAACAGAATAAGGGGGTATACGAATTGAAGAAAGAAATTGCAGTTAAATATGGAGATTTTGATTTGTCGCCGTACTTTATTGTTTCTAATGTGACGATGCCATTTCTATACAAAGACAATCAGTATACTCAAATAGGCCGATCAGATGGTGAAAGTCTGATTTATTCTCGTAATGCTAAAACAAAAATCACTATCCAAGGAACCATCTTGACCCAAGAAACGAACCTTACCGTGGCTGAAACTAAAGATGAATTAATTAATGCTTTGAAATCAGATACTATTCAGCAGCTAACGTTGTCAAACTATCCGGGAAGATATTTCAACGCTATTTTTGATGGAAGTCAGGACTTTGACGGTACTTTTGACTACATTGCCACGGTAGAACTAGTATTCACTGTCCCCGATGGCATTGCGCACTCGGTAGCCACGAAGACGTTTGACAATATGCCTTACAAGGACGTGCCAGTGAACTTGCTGACAGGAACAAGTAATCAGGAGACAAGTGCAACAGTTGATCCCAATTGGTGGAACGCCCCGAGTCAACACCCAAATGTTTCAGCAACTGCTGGCCAAAAGTTTGCATATCAAATTTTTATAACAAATGATAATACTGTTGACTTGGCTGCCGGTGTTGATGCTTTTTCAGGAACAGCATGGAAAGTCACGTACTTGGGCAACGTCATTAAGGCCGGCACCTCTGGCTATTCATCTGTTACGTTCACGATTCCTTCGGGAGCTGATAACATTGTTGCCAATGCTGCAAGACTTGTGACAAAAGTTCCTAGTTCAAAAACAACAGTTTACTGGCAAGAAGAAAAGCTTAATGCTGGTACCACCGTTTCTCCTTGGTCGCCTAACCCTGCTGATCCTGAATACTATACCGACACCATCACAGTGCCTAATGCTGGGACTTATCCATCTGAACCAGTTATCACGGCTACTATCAACGGTGATGACGGCGTACTAACTGCTATTAATGATCAGGGCAGTGTGCTACAGTTCGGCTCTCCCGATGAGACTGATGGCTTTGTGAAGCAAAAGTCTGAACGCGTTTATCATCTCGATTTCAATCAGACACCGACAGGGGTCACGCTCAATAATGGGGTTACGGCTTTTCCTTACTATGAGCATGGCAATGATGCCAACGTACAGTCGGGACCGTTTGGATATGCAAAGGGTATTGCCTACCCGTCTACTGAACGAACTGCTTCCAATTACTGGAATGGGCCTTCAATGAGCGGCACCATTCCGAAAAATTCGAATGGCTCTAACACGGCTAATTTTCAGTTTGTCAATCGTGTCAATGTTGATACGAGCGGTCCTGAAGTCGGTCGGTTTGAGTTCAACTTGACGTACCAAGGCAAGATAGTTGCCTCACTTGCCTTGTTTGATGACAGTCCAGCAAATGATCAGCTCGTATTTTCGGGAACCCTTTTTGATGGCAAGGATGCCAAAATGGTTTTCTTTGATCTGTTGCCACGAAATTACTATCGTGGGGGCAACTACAATGCCGTGATAACCAAAATGGGTAACAAGCTAACCTTTCGCTTAGATCGTCTTGATTTAGGCGATGGTGGTATTAAGCCGGTTGATATAGGGGGATTCCCTGCCATGCCGATTGATGGTTGGACAGCATGGTTCCCCGGATTCTCTGATCAACGTGGTTGGTCAATTAACTGGCAAGATAGCTACTTTGAGTGGATTAACGTTGATTACTGGGACGATATTCCTAACCGCTTCAAAGATGGGGACGTTGTGCAAATTGATGTTGCTAATCGGCGTGTCCTTGTTAATGGCTTTGAAGATCGAACACTACAGACAATCGGCAATGATTGGGGCGGGTTCAAGATTCAGCCCGGCAATAACACCATCGAATTGCTCACATCAAGCTGGGCAAAGCAGTGTAAGGCTGAAGTATCTTGGCAGGAGGCATGGCTATGAAGGATTTTTATTTTGTGGATAGATCATGGCACTTGCTCGGCATTGCAACTGCTGGCGGTGGTGGGAAAATCCACATTGTCGATGATACTGATGATCAGCTTATCTCAGCAGGTGCTCGCACCTATTCAGGAACCATTCTGTTCACCCCTGAACTGTCTTCTAAGGTTCAAACGATGGCAGCACGTGGCAATTACATTTTGTATATKGATGAGCGCAATAAAGCAGTCTTTATGACAATTATGGAATCAAGTCATRATCCRCTTGCTRGYGAGGAGACATTCACTGCTGAAGATGCTGGTATTGATTTGATTAACGAGACCGTTGGYCCCTATAAAGCTCCACAAGCAATGGGBATCGCCGATTATATYAABCTDTTCACGAATGACTCAGGTTTCGAAATCGGTCTTAACGAGATCCCTGATTTGAAGCGAACGCTTGAATGGACTGGCGAGTCTGACACCACTTTAAATCGTATTCTATCTGTTGCGACTCAGTTTGATAATGCTGAACTRGACTTTAGTTTCGATGTGTCTGGAACAACGGTTGTGCGCCGCKTAATCAACATTCATAAGCRCATCGGTGCTGATAGRAAYATCACRCTGTATGTKGATAAAGACATCAATAAGATTGTGACRTCMGGCAGTATTTATGATCTCTATACGGCCGTCACACCGACAGGTGGTACGCCTGAAAGCAAAGATGGCGAGACCACTGATCAACAGCCAATCACACTTGAAGGTTATCAGTGGACAGATCCCGATGGTCGTTACGTATTAACAAAAGAGGGAGTTTTGCTAGATCCGGTAGCCAACCAAACATGGAGCAGGCTTTTGGCTAAGGGTAGTGCACCGAGTGTCAATGCAGCCTATATCAATCGTGTTGTCACTTATACGGCTACTTCGCAAGCGACTTTGCTTCAATCTGCACTCTCTGATCTTAAGGCTCACAATCATGAAGCAGTCAATTACGAGACCGACATTGCTGTGCTGCCACAAAATATCAACATTGGTGACACAATTCATTTAGCTGACGAGGATGAACACTTGTATCTGTCGGCTCGCTTGCTAGAACTCAAATCAAGCTATTCGATGGATACACACACAGCAACTTTGGGAGACTACCTTATTGAACATGATCAGGTAGCAGCTCAATATCGGCAACTTGCTGAACAAATTAAGAACATTCCCAAAACGATCCAATACTATCCGTGGCTTCGCTACGCTGATGACGATCAAGGCACTAACATGAGTGCTTTGCCAGCTGGCAAGAAGTATATGGCAGTTGTATACAGCAACAAGTCATCCGTTCCAAGTGATGATCCGGCTGATTACGCCGGCAAGTGGTCATTGATTAAAGGCGCTGATGGTGCGCAAGGTGCACCCGGTAAAGCAGGTGCTGATGGTAAGACACCATACTTCCATATTGCCTATGCCGATAGCAGTGATGGTACAACGAACTTTTCGCTCGATACTCCGGGTTCTAGAAAATACATCGGTAGTTATACAGACTTCACACAAGCTGACAGTACTAATCCAGCGCTTTATTCTTGGCAACTAGTACAGGGACCACAAGGCCCACAAGGCGATACTGGTCCTCAAGGACCTCAAGGCCAACAAGGCRCACAGGGAYCACAAGGTCCGCAAGGTGTTCCCGGAAGCAAAGACGTGCCATACACGTACATTCAGTTGGGAACACCCACAAGCCCCAAGAAAGGTGACTTATGGTGGCACGGGACAACGCTGAACGATGCCACAGCCTTGCAATACTACAATGGGACAGCTTGGGTTGATCAAAGTATTCAGCAGGCGGTTCTCAGTATCAAAAAGCTGCAATCAATTGAGGTTGACACTTCAATAATTAATTCGCCAACCGTTAATTCACCATTCAGTCATGTTCAGATTAGCGGAGCAAAAAGCTCGGGTAACTTGTCATTAAGCAATGCTGCTCTTCAAATATTAGGCAATATTGAGGATAACAGCGGTAATTCTAACGGACAATACTACAACACCATTCTTAACCCTAGCGGAATGACAAACTACATCACAACGCCTGATCAAAAGGGAAACATGTCGTCAGCAGGATTGCAAAACGGCGCGCTTCAATTGCAAACGCTGATAAGTGACCCTAGTGCTGCAACCAAAAAATATATACAGTCCGAATACAAATCAACCGACAATGTCACTTTCTTTTACGTCAACTCTACGGCTATCACAACTGCGAACATGTCCTATGCATACATTTACTATATGCGCCGCGGTAATATTGTTACTGTACAGTTCGTGTTAGGAATCTCGCAGCAGAAGCCATGGGTTGTCTTGGCTGATGTTCGGCCCGGATATAAGCCCTATGCAGAATCAGGCGTTGGCTGTTATATCAGCAATACAAATTTTGTTGGACAAGCCTGTCAGATATATATTTCGCAAGGTCAGTGGGTAACGATGCCAACAGGACCAACAGGTGAATGCCGTGGTTCAGTTTCTTATCTAACTCAAGATGACTACCCAACAGGTGACTCATTTTTTGCGTAACTGGGAGATGACATTATGAAATTAAAAGTGTGGACGGATAGCAATAATCGGCTGCTTCATTGGGCATATGCTGATGAAAATAGACCAGTAGGGCCGACCGATGAAGGATTCGAAGTTATTGAAGTTGACGATGCTGTTGGCTTGTATGAAAACCATGCAAGTATTGTTGATGGCAAGGTTGTTCCAGATACTGGCTATGACCCAGACGCTGACAGATCTAAACCTGAGCCATCTTCGGATGACTTAGCAAATGCTGAAACTATGAAGATGGTTGCTAGTCTAACTATGTCAAACGCAGCTTTGATAAAGCAGGTGGCAACATTGACCAAGGAGGCAAAATCGTGAGCGCATATAAACCATTAATTATCAGCTACTATCAGCAAGGAATCTACAACAAGGATGACTTAGCCTTGTTCGTTAGTGTCGGCTGGATTAGCCAAGCAGAAGTAGATGAGCTTGTTAAGCAAGTCGCCAGCAAAAGCTAGCGGCTATTTTTGTGGAACGGAAGTGAGAAAGTGACATTTTTTGGATACACGATTGGTGACTGGGCAGAGGTTATATCAATCATAGGGGTGGGTGTAAGCGCGGGCAGCTGGCTGTTCAAAAAGATTGCCCTAGATCCGTTGCGTTCAGACATTCAAATGTTGTCAGATACGATTAATCGTCAGCTCGAGCTGCACGAACAGTCGTTGGCAGACTTGAATGCTCATCTGAAAACACACGATGACGAGCTTGGCAGTCACTCGGTTAGGATTACTCGATTGGAAGACCATGTAGGCATAAAAGGAGATAATGATGATGAATAATTGGACAGAGCTTTTGGTATCACTTGCAGTAGCAGCAATCCCAATCATTGGGGCTTGGATCTCAAAACAGTTGCTGGCTAACAAGCAAGCGCTGACTTTGGTAAAGGTATTAGGCCCATTGGCAAATGCTGCGGTAACAGCGGCAGAACAGCTCGGTGTGACACAGGCGATTGACGGTGCGGTTAAGAAATCTACTGCCATTCAAGCTGTGAAAGATGGTTTAAAGTCGCTTGGCTTCACCAGCACAGACGAGCAGACAATTGCCAATGCAGTTGAGCAATCCTACGCGGATTTGAAAGACAGCCTAGCAGAAACCTATCCGCAAAAGACAGTCGATCAGGAAGCATCTAATCAGGACAAAGTAGCTGCCGCAGCTCAAGCAGCCGCAGATGCAGTTAAGGCTCAACTGGCACCTGCATCTGTTACTTCACAGCAATAAGGAGGGCACCATGAAATTTAAAACTAAACTAATCACCTTGGTAGTCGCCTTCTTGGCGGCTATTTCTTTTGCCCTGCCATCGCAGGTCAATGCGGCATTGAATGGCATTGACGTGTCAAGCAACAACTACGGTATTGACGTCAGTCGTGTGCCTGCAGATTTTGCTATCGTTAAGGCCACAGAGGGCACTGGCTACGTTAATCCACAATTTCAAACAAATGCGCAGCAAACATTATCTAGCGGTAAGAAACTAGGAATTTACCACTTTTTAAATGCAGGCGATCCAATCCCACAAGCTGAAGCTTTTGTAAAACAGGTACGTTCTTATATCGGCAAAGCCGTGTTGGTTCTTGATTTTGAAGATACGAACTACAGCAAAGTGCAAAATGCCAACGGCGTTGCGAATGCTAAACGCTGGTTAGATTACGTTTACCAGCAAACGGGTGTAAGACCATGGATTTACATGTCACTCAGTGCTGAAAATGGACTTTCTTGGCCTGCTGACGTGATTGCTAACTACGGTATTTGGATTGCACAGTACAACAGCTATAATCCAGTTTATGGCTATCAGCCACGAGATTTGTTCGGCTCAATTAAACAGTGGCCTTCTATGACCGCCTTTCAGTATTCTTCAATGGGATATCTTAGCGGATGGGGCCAAAACCTAGATTTATCAGTCTTTTATGGTGACCGTAATACTTGGGACAAGTATGCGGCAGCCAACGGTAGTACAGCACCTGTAACACCGGTGCCAAGCCAACCAGAAGAATCAAATGTGGCCAGTGATGCCGACTATGCGCAAACTGGTGTTTTCAAGCCGTCCGCGACTGTTAACATCCGCACTGGTGCCGGCACCGGCTATGCATCCGTTGGTAGCTATGCACCCGGTGAAAGTGTGATTTATGATCACGTGTATATCCGTGGCACATATGTTTGGGCACGTTATCTCAGCTACTCAGGCAGGTATCATTATGTTGCCTTGGGCGTGAATGGTGGGGAGAGCTATGGCTCGCGTTCGTCTGGATATACTTCGCCGGTAAGCCACACGTATTATACAGTCCGCTCTGGTGACAGCTTCTGGAGTATTGCCAGCAAGTACGGAATCAGCATGTACACGTTAGCCGCCAACAATGGCAAGTCAATCTACAGCTTGATTTATCCGGGCGAAAGTCTGTATATCAGGTAAAAGGAGGAATTGGATTGGATGATTACACATCATTACCAGAAGATGGTATTTACAGTCTGTCTGAGCTTATTGAGCTATTGAAAAAGTTTCCTTCCAATGCGACCGTGCATGTGTGCGGAAATATTGAAGATAGGCCAATTGAAGAAGGATGGAATATGACCTACGATCCCATCAGAAATTCGGTTACATTCATGGGCGACGTTGCAATGATTGATTAGATTAGTCCTGAATGTGTGTTTGAATTAAGCACACAAAATGCCCTCTGCTCGCTAACGCTGGTGGAGGGCTTTTTTGCTTTGAAGCACAGGCATAATGTTGTAAAATAAGATACGTAAGCAACTAAAAATTTTAGCCAGCTTGTAAGACCTTGCCGTTCTGCCTCCCTTGCTCAGGGAGGCTTATTTTTGTGCACAAAATATGCACAAAATGTGGTTTAATACTATTGTATATACGTTTGTTTTCGCACTTACTCTCCGTTGTCTTGCATTCGGATGTAGCTACATAAGAAGCCTCAAAACGCTGTTAATTCGGTGTTTTGAGGTTTTTTTGAACATCAAATAAAATTTGACTGTGCCTGATATGATTAGTAGCATGAGTGGGGATTTAAAGGATGGTTAAGACATCTGACCATCACAAAATCGTTAACCGACTTTAGTGACTATTTTTTACGAAAAGCTTGTAATTTTTAATAGCTTCCGCTAGTATAAATAGAGCAATAGACACCACACATGGAGGATTAGCTCAGTTGGGAGAGCGTCTGCCTTACAAGCAGAGGGTCACAGGTTCGAGCCCTGTATCCTCCATAATGAAAACACCTACCACTGCGGCAGGTGTTTTTCTTTTGCCTTTTTGAAGTTGGACGGGGCGTCCAACGCATGAGATTTGACTTAGTTTAAATAGCTATTAGAGGGGGCTGATTCTGACAATAAAAACGCCACTACTGATTGTGGTGACGGTTGATTAGCCGTGCATGCGCGCTAGATAGAGTAACAGCGTCGCAATGACTGGGCTAAATTGGTAAAGGTAGCTGGGTACTTTAAATGGTCGACGGCTGTTGATGAGCGTGACAAGGATGATGATACCGCCGATAGCTATTAAGTTGAGTCGTTGTAACCAGTAACCGATAACGACGGTGATTGCCAACAAGACCATATCTGTCCACTTGGGAAAATGGTTGGCCCATAACCCGATTAGTGCTGGCACATATAGTAATGCCAAGTCGAGCAACATATCCTGACTGAGAAAATGCAAACCCGCGTAAATAAGTAAGATTTGGAATAAAATTGCTTGGCCAAAAGCAATGGTACCAACCCATTGCTTGGTAACTTTTTGTGTGCGCAACAAAAATGTCAACAGGAGCTGAACAGCAACTAATGGTAACAAGATCCATTGATTGATGGCACCAATGATACCGGTAATAGCGGCAATGATTAGAACTAATGGGTAACGTTTAACGACCATTGCAGCCGCTAAGCAAACGCCCATGAGTAAAAGCGCGATGATTTGAAAATGCCATGTAATTTGCAAACTTAGCGCGATCAGAAACGGATAGGCGAGTATTTGTCCGATAAAGGCCGCTGCACCAGCACCTTGATTGATATTTTTCAA